CAGCGTTCGCCTTGTCGAGCCGGCCGGTGCCCGCGAGTCGGTCGCGGACGCGGAGGATCTGGTCGATCGCGGGGCGAGGGTCGGCGTCGGCGGCTGGCGGCGGAGCCGGGGGCGCCGGCGGCACCGCGACTTGCGGCATCACGCGGAACAGGTCCGCGGCGGGCGGCGCGACGGTCACGCCGGCGGCCTTCGGCTTTGGCCAGAGAAACAACACGGCGACGGCGCCGGCGACGAACAGAAGAGGAATCATGCGGCGGCACTCCGGAGGGTTGGCAACAGTGACTCGAGCAAGCCGCCAGCGAACGCCAGCAGCGTCACGCGCAGCACCGGCCGGGCGGCGATCCACAGCGGCCACGCGGCCCACGGGACCGCGGAGCCGGCCACGCCGTCGAACAGCACGCCGACGGCCTGGAGCACGAGCGCCCGCTTGGCGGGGCCTTCGAGCGTGTTGACGGCGTCGAGGCCCGAGCAGGCGAGCTTGAGCAGCTCCAGCGTCAACTCGCCGAACTCCGCGACCGTCAGGCCGTCGGCGGCCTTGTCGCGGGCGTCCGCAAGGAACAGGTTCACGCGGGACTCGACGCGCATGAGATCGTTCATCGCTTCCTACTCCAGACTTCGTCGATCGGCACCACGCGCTTCCGACGGGCGTGGCAGCACGAGCACTCCAGACGCTGCTCCTGCTCGCCGCCCACGCGGCGGGAGGTGATCACGCGGCAGCGGCCACCGCATCGGCGGCACGACCTACTTGATTCGTTGGGTTGCATTGGCCTTCAGGCGGAGGGCCAGCAGCCGCGCCCCGGCCGCCGTGAGGGCGTACGTCCACCGGCGGCGATTGTCGGCCGCCTCGTCGGCGACACGCTCGGCGGCCTGCCGCTGCTCGGCGTCCGTCAGGTGCGTGGCCTTCCTCGCCTCCAGCGACCGCAGGGCGGCCGTCGATTGCGGGTAGGCGGGCCGCGTCACGACCGACACGTCGTAGAGATCGCCGACGGCGGTGATCGTGCGGAGCGACGTACCATCGGCCTCCTGCGTCCAGTTCTCGCCGCCCGGGGCGACGGAGAACGCGAACGACGCCCCGTAGATGTCGCCCCGGCGGATCAGCGTGAGCAGATCCCGGCCGAGCATGGTGTCGGGTGGCGTGATCGCGTAGGCCAGGCCGCGGTCGTTCTGGGCCAGGTCAAGCGTCCCCGACGTGGTGCGGCCCAGCACGAGATTCTGGTCATGGTTGAACAGGGCCACCACGTCGACGCCGCCGCGCGGGTCGGTGCGCTTCCGGCCCACAACCCTGTCGAACGCCCCGGGGGCGAACACCTCGCGGAAGCCCCCTAGGTCGACGCTCTTGGAATTGAACGGCGGCGAGATCCCCTTGATCCGCGGGGCCTCCGCCGATCGCTCCTCGAGCTCGACGGGCAGCTCGTCGGCCGGCACGTAGCGGCGCTCGATGTCGTCACGCATCGGGAGTGTCCTCCGGCGCCGGGGGCAGAATGTCCTCGGGGTCGATCGTGTCGGCCGGGATCTGCTCGACGCCCGGGTTCTCGGGATCCTGCTGCGGCGCGGCGGGCGTCGCGTCGGGGCCGGTGCCGGTGGCGCTCGTGCCGAGCGGGGCAAACCCGAGCTGCATATACGTCTCGTTCGCGGCCGGGTTCTCCAGCAGGTCGAGATCCTCGAGGTCGCGCAGCTCGTTCGGCGAGATCGCTCCGCAGTTGAAGAGGAACTGGTAGAGGGCCACCCGGGCCTGCGTGTCGCCGCGGAGCAGCGCGCGGGAGTCGAGCCGGCAGTAGTGCCGGCCGTCCATCGGGTTGTCGTACGTCCGCAGGATCGAGCGGTCGATCGCGCCCTCAAACCGCTTCTGCCACGGCAGCAGGCCGAACACATGCGCGGTGACGAACTCCTGCTCGACGTTGCTGTACTTCGCCATGGCGTCGTCGCCAAGCAGCGTCGTTGGGATGCCGTAGACGCGGGCGATGTCGGGCAACATCGACTTCCGCAGGTCCATGAACTGGTTCGCCTCGTTCGAGTTGCCCTCGATCGGCTTGAACTGCGTCTTCTTCGGGAGGATCGCGGTGGTGCCGCGCTTCCTCGCACCGCCGAACGTCTCCTGCCACTGCCGGCGAAAGTTCTGCTGGGCCTCCAGCGGGATCTCTTCCTGCGTCTCGATCACGCCGTCGGGGCGGGCGGAGTTGTCCCAGAACGACGCGGCCGCGATGTCGAGCTTGCGGGCCAGGGCCACGCTCGTGGCGCACAGCTCGGCCGGGAGCTGGCCCTCGAACCCGTTGTCGGACAGCCAGCGGTAATGGACGATCTCGCTCTGCTTGAAGTCGCGCGACGCGCCCTTCGGCAGTTGGTATCGGTAGATCAGGCTCCCGTCGCCACCGCGGAGCACCGACATCCGCGACGGGTGCAGGGGCTCGAGCGACGAACAGAAGCCGCGGTCGCCGGCCACGATCCGCGAGTAAGCACGGCCGTAGAGGGCCAGGTGGTAGCAGGTCGTCTCCTTGTACTCAAAGTCGCTCTGCCACCCGTTCGGGCTCCACGTCAGCACGTCGTAGCACGGCAGGTCGTGGGCGTGGGTCTTCGGGAACCCGGGCCGCCGCCGCATCACCTCCGTCGGCATACACGCGAGCGAGCTGGCGATGAACCGGACGCACGCCAGGATGCAGGTGACGCGGACGGCCACCTCGGCCGACATGGAGTCGGCCTGCATCCACGCCCCGAGCGGCAGGTGATCGCCGAGCGCCCGCAGCTCGTAGCGGTCGGGGGCGCGGCGCGAAGCCCGCGGCGTGGCGCGCTTCGGTGCGGCGGGCTTGGTCACAGCTCGACGATTTGCCATGCGTCCGCGCTCGTCTCAGGTTCGGCCGTGATCGCCACCGCGAGGCCGCACACCGCGGCCACGACTCCGTCAGTCTTTTCCTGCGATCGCCCCTTGTCGGGCTTCATGTTTCCCGCGTGGTCGACGTACAGGCAGACGTTCCCGGCCATCCACTGCATCACCGGCGACGGGCACCTGAACTTCCGCTCGTGAATCAGCACCTCGAGCAGCTTCGCCGGCGCCGTCATCCGGCCGACGTTCTGGCTGATAGCGTGTACTTCCAGGCCGTGCCGTTGAAGTTGCGTCGCCACCGATCCCAGGTTCCACGGGTCGGCCCCGATGCCGCGGATCTTGTGGGTCTGGGCATATGCCACGATGTCGGCCGCGACGTGCTCGTGATCCAGCCGGACGCCGGGCGTGGTGCGGATCCACCCGTCGGCGATCCACTGGCGGAGCGGCACGCGGGCCTCGCGCTCCCGCTCGGCGACGTTGTCGGCCGGCATCCAGAACATCGCGTCGGCGTCGTACCCGCCGTCGCCGTCGGGGAAGAGAAAAACCGCCGCCGTCAGGTCGAGGTGATCGGCCAGGTCGAGGCCGAGGAAGCAGGAGCGGCCGGCGAGCGGCTCGCGCGGCGGGGCCACGCACGGGGCGTAGACCTCGGGCGTGAACCAGCGGTTGTCTGGCGTGCTCCAGACGTTGAGCGAGTAGCGGAGCCAGCGGTTCCACTTCACGGGGGAGGTCTTCGCGTCCTGCCAGTCCGCCTTGAACTCCTCCTCGCTGAACGTCACCCCCATGGACGGGTTGGCCTTCCGCCACACGGCCGGATCGTCGTGGTCGTCGTCGGGGGCCGCGGCGTAGATCAGGCCGTAGAAGGTGGGGTTCGCGGCCGGGTTCTTCTGCACGAGCTCGGCGTCTTGCCACCACTGGTACCCCGGCCCTTTGCGGTCGTCGCCGGCCGTGCTGATCGCCAGCACCAAGCCGTTGGGCGTGGCGCGCGTGGCGTAGGTCAACGCCGAGACCAGCTCGTCGGTGCGGTGAGCGTGAATCTCGTCGATGATCACCGAGCCGTTCAGGCCCTCGTTCCGCCACGCGTCGGCGCTCAAACAGCGGAGGATGTTCCCGTGCTTCCGGTTGCGGATGATCGACTTCGAGTCGACGACCTCGAGCACCTCCGACAGCGGCGAGGCCTCGACGCTGCGCTTGAGCATCCGATAGAGGATCCGCGCCATTTCGCGGTCCACCGCGGCCGGGAACACGTCGGCCAGCGGCTGGTGAGCCGTCAGGAGGAACTGGGCGAGCTGGCTCATCAGAAACGTCTTCGCGTTCTTCTTCGGGACGAACACGGCGCCGCGGCGGTAGCGGAGCCGGCCGTCCGGCCGCTTCCAGCCGAAGAGTGGAGCGATGACGCGGTCTCGGTGCCACGGGATGACCTTCACCGGCTGCGGCTCGCCGCCGTCCTGCGACGGAATGCGGCACAGTCGCTCGATGAACGCAGCGGGGAGCGCGGCGGCCTCGGGATCCCAGCGGAACCCCGGGACGTACTCGGGGCGGTCGCTGCCGTCCTCAGCCGGTGAGGCCGAAGGCGCGGAGGGCGGCCCGGTCCGGGTCTTCCGCTTCGCCATCGTGTTGCACCTCCGCGGGGAACCGCGTCTCCGACGCCGGCGTGAGGCCGAACTCGCGGCACGCCGTCAGGAAGTCGGCCCGGGCCTCACGCAGGAGCCGGGCCGCGGGGCTCACGCCCTGGCCTTTGCCGGTGGCGGTGATGCGGCCCTCCTGGGCCACCTGCTCACGCAGCTCGCCGCAGTCAGCGTGGAGGTGGGCGAGCAGGGCGAGGGCGGCGACGTGCTCGCCACGCAGCCGGCCGGCCGCGGCCAGCACGCCGGCGTGATCACCCCAGAACGCCGCGGCGGCCGGCCGGGCCTGCACGTCGCTCGGCGGGGCAGGGATAGAGCAACTGCAAGAAATATTTTGTTTGATGATATTAAATCTGGAAAGATTAAAGGAATGACTCTTGAACAATTAGGAATTGCAAAAGATCCAATT